AGTCTGGGAGTACGTTATCCGTCCTGCGCTAGCTAAGGCAGAGGGTGGTGCACTCTTCATAGGTACACCAGATGGCAAGAACCACTTTTACGATATGTGGGTTGCTGCTAACAAGGGAATTGATCCCAAGTCCGGTAAGCCTACTGAGAACTGGGCAGCTATGCAGTTTGCCTCCTCAATGAATACCCACATCTCCAGACAGGAGATTGAAGAGTTAGTACAGGGACTAGGTGAAGAAGCACGTAAACAAGAGCTTGAAGCATCGTTTGCCGCCACTGGTGGTAAGGTCTTCAACTACGAGATGTTCCCGGTCCAAGACTGTCCGCACCCCGGAGAGTACGTCATTGCAGTTGACTTGGCAGGCTTTTCAAGCTCCGACGGGAAGAACCGTTCTAAGGTCATTCTGGACGACCACGCAATAACAGTTGCCCGCATACACGAGTTCGGGTGGCACATAGAGAAGATCATCCACGGCCAATGGGATGTGAGAGAGACTGCTCTCCGCATCATCAAGACGTGGCGCGACTACGACAGGTGCGCTATAGGTGTGGAGAAGGGCATGGCTAAGAACGCCGTGTGCGGAGAAGATGGCCAGAGTGGCTACCTAGGTGAGCTCATGCACAAGTATGGGTACTTCACAGTTAAGGGGCTCACTCACGGCAACCAGAAGAAAGAGGATCGCATCAAGTGGGCCATACAGGGGCGTGCTGAGAAGTGTCAGATCACTCTTCAACCCGATGACGACCTCCCACAGGAAGAGAAGTGGATCGGTAAGTTCCTGAGCCAAGCAGTTGATTTCCCTAACCCACTGGCTCACGATGATTTGTTGGACTCAGCCTCGTACATTGACCAGATGGCTAATGACGTTGCGTCTTGGGGCATAACCCTTATAGATGACTGGACTCCACTCGACAACGAAGTAGGATACTAATATGGCAAATATAGACATCAGCGATCCAGTAAACGCCAATGCCAAGACAAGTGGCTTTAGCGGGCTAGTCCATCACATCATGGGACTAGTACAAGAGAACCGTTCGGTTCGGGATCGCACCTATAAGGATAACTGGGATAAGTACGAGCGTACGTTCCGGGGTATGTTCTCAGGCAAGGATCAGACACGTGACGGAGAGCGATCCAAGCTGGTCGCACCTGCACTCGCTGCATCCATTGAGGGTATATCTGCCTCTATAGAAGATGCTATATTTGACAGGGAACGATGGTTCGACATCTCTGATGACGTCAAGGACGAAGAGAAGGATGACGTACTAGCCGCGCACAAGATGCTAGAAGAAGACTTTGACCGCGCTGGTGTTCCTGATGCCATCGCTAAGATCGTGCTCAACGGTAGCCTATATGGCACCGGCATTGGCAAGATCAACGTAACACGACGACAGATCAGCAGCATGAAGAACGGACAGGTAACCAAGTCCTTCCGGGCCCTAGTAACCCTAGAGCCAATCCCACCTTGGGAGTTCGTCATAGACTCGCAGGCGCGTGACATCGCCAGCGCATACTTCGTTGCACACGAGACTAATGTCCCACGCAACGTCATCTGGTCGCGTCAGAAGGCAGGCCTCTATCGCAAGGTCCCTCTCCTAGGCAACAACTCTACCACCACTATCGCTCCAGCAGGCATCGAGACGCCAGACGGCACCACGAAGTCTAATGAGCATGATGGCTCAGTATTCGTTACAGAGTACTACGGTCTGGTCCCAGCTAAGCTCATGAAGGGCGTGCCGGGTGTAGATATCAAGGAAGAGGACATACAGGGCAACGGTCACGTAGAAGTAATCGTTACGATTGGCAATGAGCTAGAAGTACTTAGAGCAGTTGTCAACCCGTTCATGATGAAGGATCGCCCTGTCATAGCATATCAACACTCTGTTGTTCCCGGTAAGTTCTGGGGGCGTGGCGTAGCAGAGAAGGGCTGGAACGCGCAGAGAGCCCTCGACGCAGAGCTTCGTGCAAGGATGGACGCTTTGGGACTGTTAACCAGTCCGATGATGGGGGCGGATATTACACGCCTCCCACGCAACCCCGACATGCGTGTGCGTCCCGGTAAGGTATGGCTGACCCGAGGACGACCAAGTGAGGTCCTCGAGCCAGTCATTCTTGGCAACATCGACCCAAGCACGTTCAACCAGTCCTCTGAGATGGAGCGTCTGGTACAGGTAGCCACGGGTGGCATTGAGTCTAATGCTCCTCTGAACGTGGACCGTCGCAACGAGACAGCTTCTGGCATCGGTATGATCCAGTCGTCTGCCCTTAAGCGCATGCGTCGCACGATGTGGAACATGGAGCGTCAGTTCCTGAACCCACTCATCAAGAAGTGCATGTGGCGATATATGCAGTTCTCTAAGGACCGCTACCCAGTAGACTATGACTTCACGGTACGTGGCACGATGGGCATGGTTGCACGAGAGTTTGAGCAGGCACAGTTGTCTGGTCTCCTCAGCAACATCCCACCTGACTCACCACAGCATGGACTTATCCTTAAGGCTATCCTTGAACTCTCTGGCTCACCTAAGCGTGACGAGATACTCGCACAGCTTGAGGAGATGAACAAGCCAGACCCAGAGGCCGAGGCTCAAGCTAAAGAGATGCAGGCCATCCAGCTGGAAGGCGCTAAGGAAGCTCTCAAGGAACAGCAGTACGAGAATGAGAAGACGCTGGCTGAGATCAAGAAGATCATGGCTGAGATAGCACAGATCGGTAAGATGACCCAACTGGAAGACGAGAAGGTAGACATACTTGCTGCCAATACCGTCATAGGTCGTGACAAGGTTAAGATGCAGGCCAAGCAGATCGAGGCGCAAGAGCGCATCGCTAAGATGAAGCCAGCACCATCAAAGAAGTAAGAGGAGTAAGGGGATGATTACACAAGAACAGCTAGATGACGCCGTACTGAGTGTCACAGGAAGCAGGGAGTGGGACATATTCGCCCAGTTCCTAGTTAATGAAGCTATCTCTGCCAGAGACAGTTGCGCCGATGCGAAGACATGGGAGGCCGTACAGAAGGCCGCTGGGTTCGCAGAGGGCATAGCGTATGTGGTAAACCTACGCGAGATGACAGAGAGGACAATGGAAGAACGCGATGCCAACGTATAATTACAGATGCGAAGAGCATGACGTCTTTGAACTAGTACAACGCATGAAGGACCACAAGACGGGCGCATGCCCTGACTGCGGTGCTACGTGTAAGCAGGTGCACTTGGGTGCGCCACTACTCATGATCGAGGCTATGGCTGACGCCGGATGCCCCGGAGCATTCATGACTAGTGGGGACCGCATGACCAAGAGGCACAGGCAAGCTGACCAAGACTGGTCACACGACAGCTAAGAGGGACTACCCTACACCGATCCTCGGGCGGGTAGATTATCACGTACTGTACACCCCTTATGTGGGAGCAGGACAACTATGAGGAGTCATTGACATGGCTAAGTATGAGGACTACGTAAAGGAAGTCCAAGGTAACGCCCCTAGCGGGATTGATGCAGAGATTCAAGATTCAAGCGATCAACAGGCTGCGCGTCAAGATGACGCTACACAGACGGTTGATTGGGAGAAACGGTATAGCGAACTAGAGAAGCTGAATAGCCGACAGGCACAGACTCTCGGTGATTATCGCAAGACCATTGATGACTTCATCACGCACCCTACACAAGAGGCAGACCCTGCGTCAGAAGACACACTATCGCCAATCACGGTAGACGAGCTTTATGACGATCCGAACGCCGCTGTTCAAAGAGCAGTGGAGTCGCATCCTGCGATTCGGGAAGCAAGAGAACTCAAGAAGAGTATGGAAGAGGGAAGACGTCAGTCTGAACTCGAAGCATTTGCCTCACGGCACGATGACTATACTGAGATTGTGGCCTCACCTGAATTTCAGAACTGGGTTGTTGAGAATCCTACTAGGAAGGACTTGTTCCAACGTGGTAACTCTTACGACTTCAGCGCGGCAGATGCCCTATTCAGCCTATACAAGGCAGAGCAAGGTCTTACGCAAGTTAACAGTGCGCATGAGATCGCCCAAGCAGAGCTAGTTTCTAGTTCAGGCGAGCTTACGCAAGAGCCACCTACCTACAGTCGCAGCGAGTATATCAACCAACTCAAGCGATCTAAGCAAGGTGACCTCGAAGCTGAAGACTGGGTTAAGACACATGCTGCCAATTATCGTTTAGCGCTGGGTGCGGGTAATGTCCGTGACTAACATAATTGTTTCATAATCCACCACGCAAGAGGTAACACATCATGTCTACATTATACGCGCCAGATACCGCGACGAATCCCACTACAGTAACCACGAGTGCAGCATTTATTCGTGAACTGTGGTCGGATGAGATTATCGCAGTATACAAGGCGAACACCGTCATGACCCCCCTCATCCAATCTATGCCTTTCTCAGGTGTTAAGGGTGATACGGTCAACATTCCGAAACCGGGCCGTGGCTCTGTAACTGCTAAGACAGCAGGCACAGGCGTTACGATCAACGTTGACACCGCTACTACGTTCAGCTTGTTAGTCCAGAGCCACTTCGAGTACTCACGTCTTATTGAAGACATCGCGAAGATTCAAGCTCTTGACTCCATGCGAGCGTTCTACACGGACGACGCCGGTTACGCACACGCACTGTCACTTGACAGCGCAATCCACACTGAAGCTGCTAAGCTCGCTGCTGGTGATACAACCGCTGGAGCTAACTACTCCAAGGCTGTTGCTGGTGGTGACGGATCAACCACGTGGGTACAGACTGGTTCCGGTAACGGTTCTGCTCTTACTGACGCTGGTATCCGACGCGCTATCCAGTCTCTTGACGACGCTAACGTTCCGGCCCGCATGCGTGCCTTGGTCGTTCCGCCTGTTGAGAAACGCAGATTGCTCGGCCTCGCACGATTCACTGAGCAGGCGTTCGTTGGTGAGGTTGCTGGTAGCAACTCAATCCGCAACGGTTTGATCGGTGACATCTATGGTGTTCCTGTATATGTCTCGACTAACGTCCCGACAGTTGACAGTTCAGATTGCACGAGCTACCGCCCGTGCTTGCTTCTGCAGAAAGAAGCTATGGTCTTAGCTGAGCAATTGGCACCGCGTGCACAGTCGCAGTACAAGCAAGAATTCCTTGCAGACCTGTTCACGGTTGACACTATCTACGGTCTCGGTACGCCGCGTCCAGAAGCTGGTGTTGTCCTTATGGTTCCGGCAGCATAATTGAGTAGGGAGTCCTTCGGGGCTCCCGTCTCTCCTAACTGGAGGAATTATCATGAGTAGAACATCCAACAACGTAGCCGCAGATGCAGATGCACCCGCCGCTATTGCGGACATATCAGTGACAGGTACATACGCCACTGACGACACTCCGATTGAAACTGCAATCAACTCTATTCTCGCAGCATTGCGGGAAGCGGGCGTGATTCAGGAATAGGTTTCTCGAGGGTGCACCTTAAGCACCCTCACTTATTCTAGGGATTTCCAATGGCAGATAGACGCTACGCACTACTAGGACACACGCATGACGTGTCGGCAGGAGAGGTTAATGACCTTACCGCCGCAGTCACATGGGACAACATACCCATAGCGAATGTGCCCACTGGTACGTCCGGCGTCACAGTAGCCCTTGGGAATCACACACATGTTATCGCTAACGTCACAGACTTCACCGATAATAGCACGAACTGGGATACCGCATACGGTTGGGGCGATCACTCCACGCAGAACTATGCGGTGACTACAGGTGACACCTTCACAGGTAACGTCCTGTTCAATAGTACTGCTACTGTTGATGATATACTTACCATAGGTACGGATGCCGTAGGTGCTGCCCCCGCAGCAACGGGAACTGCACAGTCTACTGGACATCAGATCAGGCTGAAGACAAGTGCCTCTGGTGGCGTACTCGATATAGGGTACGCAGGTAGTGGACATTCGTGGATACAGGCTACTAACAATGCCGATCTATCACTGACCTATCAGCTACAACTTAATCCCAATGGTGGTGGTGTGTATGTCAATGGTGCGGAAATAACCAGCACCCTTATAGGCCAATGGAACACAGCTTACGGTTGGGGTGACCATGGAGCTATCG